TCCTAATAGTGCACCTTGATTGATTAGGTTTTCTACTGCATCGTTGATTACGAAGTCTACTTTAGCACCATGAACTTCTTGGCGAGTGTCTTCATCAATTGCAAATACTTTTACTGTCTTAGCCATTTTTGTTTCCTACAAATTATTTTAAGATGCCTAGCTATTACTAGGCAGGGTGTTGCTATTAAGCGATGATGTCGATACGAGCTTTGATCAAGCCTAAGCCTGACTCTTCAGCAACTACGTTAGTAGTAGCTACGCCAGAACCTGCTGCTGTGCCTTCCCAAGTGCCATCTGAGTTAACAGACAGTACAGTGCCAGCAACCGCAGCAATGTCTACTACGTTTACATATAAGTAACCTTGACGGATTAAAGATACAGATTCTGTTTTGTAGTACTTAGTGTCATTACCAGTAGAAGGGCGAGTGCCTGCTTCATGGTTGTATTCACGTTGTGAGATTGCAAAGACGTTACCGCCAACTGAGCCTAGTGCAACACCGCGCTCTACAGTAGCAGCGTCACGTTTCATAGCTACGCCAAAGCCAGCTTCAGCAGATGTTAATATACCTGTTTGTACTACGCGTGGGCCAGAGTCAACTAAGTCGCCTGCGTAACCTTTAGCAGTGTTAATAGTAAATGCTTGGATAGTCATTATTTGTTTCCTTGTGCGCTGTTGCGCTTGATCATGTTCTGACGGGCTGCTTCCACAGGGTCAATAGGTTTGGCATCTACAACAACGTGTGATTCTTGTTGCTTCAGTAGTTCGCCCATAGGTGTTGTGCCCTTAGAGCTATCAACTAAGATTTCAAACATAGCAGAGATATAAGCATCGCTCTTACTAGTGAAATCTTTCTCAGGCATTTGGTCTTCTACAACCAAGCGCTCGATTTCTGCTACTGACTTAGAGCCTAGGTCACGCATGTCAGCAATAAGACGTGCATTCTCAATGGCTTCACAGCGTTCTACAACGCCTTCTTCAGCAGCTACTTTGGCATCAGCCAGCTCTAGCTTCACAGCTTCTAATGTCTTTAGAGACTCAGCAGCATCAGCAGTAAGGTCACTAACCAGCGCCTTAGAGTCTTCAAGTTCTTTGCCAATTAGTACCAGTTCAGCCTCAGCATCACTAAGTAATGCTTGTGTAGTTAATAGTTCATCTCCTACAAGCTCTTCAGCTTCATCACTGATACGACAGCTAGATCCTGCTCTGCCTTTAGCTACGATAGCTATATGGTTAGCACGGATATTACGTTGGTAGTACTTACCATCTATTTCTTCAATGTCACATGTGTAGCCAGCAGATAACTCCTGAGTACCATCTTCTAATGCATCAATAGCTTCCTTAGCAGTAAGTACAAGTACTCCACCTAAGGTATCTTCATCACGTACTGGCATTCCTTCTAGGACGCCTACTTGAAGCTCTTTAGCATTCGCAGCGCTAACTTGTACAAGCTTGCCATCAGCATCTTTAGGATGACCGATAGTAACAGGAGCACTACGGAATGTGTCCATAGACGATTCATCGAATACATCTTTCTCATCTCGATAAACGGTAATAACTTTCTTAGGGTCTAAGTCTACAAGCCCAAGTTGCTTTGCAGAATATAGTTGTGTACCTGTACGTGCGAACTTACAAGGCACAAGCATTTGGCCAGCGTCTGTAAGTGTACGTTTAGTAGGCACACTAATACGATCTTCAAGGTGTACTGATAACAGTTCATCCCCAAGAAACATATTTGTAATGATAGGCTTAGCCATCAAGTGTCTCCATTGGTTGGTTTTAATTTGTTAGGGTCTGTCCCTACAGTAGAGTCTTCCAGTACATGTCCTTTCTTCTTAAGCTCGTTTAGGGCCGACTCTCCAGACATGATACCTTTCTCTACTAGGTCAGAATAGAACTCTCCATCTACCTTAACTCGTTCTGCCCTTTGTGCTGCTGACTCTGGGAAGATGCAGTTCCATACGTACTTGAACTCTGACTCTTCTTTGATGTCAAAATGGGCAGCTAGCAATCTATCAACTGTCTTAAGCCTAGGATCGTAAACGTCCTTATGCAAACCTTGTAATGTTTCTATATAGTTTACTAAGTCTGATTCACCAGTTGCATTCATGCCATCTGGGGATGCAGATAAGAACCTAGTAGCTGGTATAGATACTGAGGCTGACACCATCTTAAGGTATTCCCATATCAAGTCTTTTACACCTGACAGTTGAATCTTCTTCTGGTCATACTCCTCAGTGCTATCTAGGATAGATACACCAAAGACTGACTTAATACTCTTCCAATCAGAGAACCTTTGCAGCATGGCATTGGTTCCTTCATTAGTCTCAAGAATACTTTGTAAGCCTTCTACCCTAATGATGTCAGTGTTAGCTTCTTGTACCATCTGTGCCGCAGCAAAGGAGGTAGTGTGGAAGTTATCAATCTGCCTCATTAGAGGTATTAAGACACTATCACTATACCAAAGGTTTCTTTGACGCTCATAGATAGGTAGTTCAGTACCTTCAAAGCGTATTAGTCTATCCTTATGTATAGGTGATGTTGTATTAACGAACTGGTAGTGGTCTGGCATACCAAAGGTAACGCTCATAGGTTTCTGATCAATCTCGCCTAGTGTTACTATACGAGTCCTATCTACTACGTGCATTGACCTTAAGCAGCCTGCTTTCAAGTTCTTCCAGTTAACTGGCTTGTCTGTGTTACGTCCATCATCTATGTCTAGCACGATGAAGGAAGTACCATACAGCCTAGCCCATTTGTAGGCTTCCCTGAATAGCTTTGCTACCTCAAACTCTTTGTCAGCTTCTACAGCCTTTTCCCCTTCTAGCTTTCGCCATTCACGGGTCATGTCTTGAGGTATGATCTGGCAAACCTTCTGGCTTAGCCAATCTTCACGATACCTTACTGATAAGGCTACGTGATCATAGTTAGCTCCAGAGTGAGTCCAGACATTGTGTGAGGCTTTGTCTTTGGCTCCTCCCAGCCCTGTTGCAAGGTTGGATAGCCCATCAAACATGGAGGTACTTTTCCTGTCTTTAGATATGACAACCTCTGCCTTGCTATTGTCTGTGGCCATTGGGCCTCCTAATACACATTACAGCCAATTGTGCTGGCTGTACTAAATTGTTGATGCATCAACCTCACTTGTGAAGAAGATTGACTTTATGGAAATAGTGCCTACAGCAGCATCCCCTCCAGTCACAGTCCTGATCAGTAACCTCTCACTAGGTGCTAATACTATCTGCCTGCCCTTGGTAAAGAAGCTATTACCGCTTGAGGAGATTGTAATCCTGTTACGTTGTTCTGCTACTAAGTAGTCTGCAAAGAACACTGGATAGTCCTCTAGTCCGGTCAGAGCTGATACTACTGGGGCTAGGTCAATGGTAGATGTTGGAAGTACATTTATATATCCAGTGTTTAGCGACCTACCTACTGGCACCCTAGACCCTTCTGTGTAGCTCCATGAGTTGCCATTAGAAGACTCTACGAATGCTTCTATATCTATAGTGTACTTACCAGATGATACTTCTAGGAAGTCTGGCTCTATTTGGGTGTCTTCCACTACCAAGTACTTGTCAGCAGGTGCCTCTAGTACAATGTAGTTTATATTGCCTACAGGCACATCAAGTCGGGTGGTAGTCCCTACAAAGAAGTTTCCCTCAAGTATCTGAGACTCCTCCCTCGTTGAAGTACTTACCTTAGCCCTTCCAGTGCTGGTATGCTCTACGCTCTCCTGCTTAAAGCCACCCAGTGTTGCCTCTTCCACTTGCAGCCTTGAGTGCCCTGTAGACATTGCCCAAGCACCGACTGCACCTACTTCGTTGAACATAAACTCATAATCCTTTATGAGGTTAAATCCAGTATCTAGGGTTGGCATGGTGGTTGATTCCACTAGCCTAGCCCTTTTACTGGCTACAAGGTGTTGTACCATAAGCTTGGTGCCTACTGGTATTCCTGTAGCATCGTATAGATCTACCCACACATTTGGTTCAAGAGGTATAGGTGGTAGTAGTTCTGCCATCCTTAGTTCCTTTAAGTTCGCTAATTGTATCTAGCTACTTAGATGACCAACCATTAGGCTTCTCAATGTGAAGTCCTTCGGCAGTTACTATCTCTAAGGTTACGCTAGAAGAGTCATGCAAGCTTACTACAGCTAGCGTTTCCCCTTTCTCGTTCTTTAATGTGAATGAACGGTTCTCTTCAGAACGTCCATCCAGTCTTGTCTTTAGTGCCATGTGGTACTCCTAGGCCCAGTCTTCGTAGTTCATGCTTCCTGCCGAGTACACTATAACTGTTGCGTCACTTACGTTATCAGCAAAGTCGTCATGTCCTGTAGCAGAGCCGTACTCTGACTGTCCTAATAATTCTCTCTTCATGTATTCAAAATGCTCATGATCTTCTGGTAGAAGTATCTTACCAGCCTCAAAGTAGGGGATGGTATTCATGAAGCGGCTAAACTTATCGTTACCTGCATTACCATCTCTGGGTACAGGCTTAACTCTTACTGTCTTGTCCTTAGTAAACTGCTGGTTCAAGAATAGTCCACTGGCCTTGTCTTCGATGTAGAAGCCTCTTGGCCTCAATCTTGGATGGTTCGTGTCTATCTTGTTACAGTCTTTCCAGAACTTACGCATTGCTATTATAAGCTCAGGCACTTCCCACTTGTCTATTATGACATCTAGTAGAATAAGCTCTCCTGATCTTAGTAATCCCCAGTGACATGCCACAGAAGG